AGTTGCTCTGGAGTTGGAGTATTTCCAGCTGTTAATCCTTCTACAATTGCTGCAACATGATTAATCATCTTAGCTTTTTCAATTCTATCATTACCAGAAACTGCTTGATCGAGAACAACAGTGCAAGCTAATACTACTGCTGGCTTAACATAAGGAAGAGTATTTTCAACACTTGTTGCAACATCAACTTTTCCAGTATTGGTTGTAGCACAACCAACAAAAAATACGCTCAAAAGAGCAACTGCGGCTAATTGTAATTTATTCATATATTTTCTCCATTTCTTATTTTTGCTTCAATCGTTTGACCTACTGTTCCACCAGTAACTGCTGCATCTTTTACTGTTAGCGCAAAAATGATACCAGAAACAACTGCTACTAATCTTGCTATGCCATTGATATATTCTTGTGCAATATCTGGAAGAAAATGTATTAATGTTGGATCAGAGTGAATTGCTATTGCTGTGGTAACTGCTACAACTGTTATAACGCCAGATGAGCTAGATCTCCAATTTGGGCCAAATATTTTAGATAGCATAGTTTTCATAAGATATTACACATTATTATAAAAGAAAAAATATTTAAAATCTAATAATTAATATTCAATAAATACAATTGGAGATATAGCTATTGATGTTATTAGTTCCCCGGTTATCCTAGGTAATAGATCATTATTTGGTATTGGAGGTAATATATTATAGTAGTGTGGGTTTGCTACTGCCGCTCCTAAATTTGCTAAACCTGTGGATTCACCAAAAAACTGTCTTGATAAATTTACAGTCATTGATCTATAAGTTGCGCTTGAACCTACAGCAGTACCAGTATTACAGGATGCAAGTATGTATGGTCCTTTAGTTAGGGTTATGTTTGGACTTGTCCTAAATATCTGAGCCGCATTAGTAGTTAGTGATCCACTCCAAATTAGTGGTGCATTTACAAATCCGCTTGCTGCGGAATAGATACCTAGTCTTATTGGCGTTGCTGCAACTGTTGTTGCTTCAATACAAAGATTGTAATTAGTAATATCTTTTTGAATTAAAAATGGAAAATATTGAACCCATCCACTATTAGGAGTAACTGTGCCTACTGTAGCTAATCCATCTGGTGGATATCTTCTTACTCCTGTCCAAGGAGGAAATTGGTCAGCAAGATTTATACTTTTAATATTCGATTGAAATGTTTTAATGCCAGTAATATTTTGATCGCCAGTATTATAAACTAAATTTGGTGCAAATACTGGATTTGTTAAAGTAACATTACCACTTGTTATTGTTACGTCAACTCCAGAAAGATTTATATTATCAATATTATTTAAATCTACAGCATTAAAAATCCCAGTTTGATTTACATATAAATTTCCAGAAACTAGGGCATTATTCATTAATCGTAGGTCTGTTCCGCTAATATATACTGGAGAATTAATGAAACTAATATTAACTCCAGTAAATGTCATATCTCCAACACCACTAAGATTAAGAGCCGTATCGATTAAATTGATACTTTCCCCAGAGAAGGTTGTTGGACCAGATAATATCTTATTTCCAGTTATATTAATTGAGTTTGAATAAATATTGATTTGATTTTGAAAATCTATATTTAATGTATTTGGATTGTTTAGAATTTTATTTCTATTTGTTCCATCTGATATAATTCCGGCTCCGCTAGAAAAAATTTGATTATTTCTACCTATTGAAAATGAATCGTTTCCACTTAAAAGATTATCTCTTCCACCCAATATAGAACTGTAATTTCCTCGTATAGTATTATACGCTCCCCCGTTAATATTCGATGCTGATCCACTTATAACATTAGAATAACCACCACCCAAGAAGCTATAATCACCAGTAAGTTTATTTAAATAACCTCCTACTAGAACTAAAGCGAATCCAGATGTATTATGATAACCACCACCTATAATAGTATTAAAAATACTAAATTGAGATATATTTGATTTCCATGAATTTAGAATTGTGTTAGCGCCAGTAAAATTTCCAGTATAATTAGCTGGATGATCAATTAAATTAAAATAACCATTGATAATTGAATTATGTTTGCCTCCGTAGATTGTATTCTCTTTACCACCAATTAAACTTACATAATCATCAAGGGCTATACCAAAGTCTGTCATCAAAAATTGATTATATCCAGAACTATAATTATAATTACCACCTATTATAACAGATTGAGTTCCATTTAATGTATTATTTTGTCCAGCAATAATAGCATTGGTCTCATTATTGTTTGTGCCAATTAAATTATAAGCTCCACCTATAATTATATTTCTATCTCCAGAAGTTCCAGTAACATAATTGAAAAGACCAAATAAAATCCCATTGTTAAAACCATACGCATCTATCTGAGAAAAATCTGACGCAATAATAGAATTACTTTCTATTCCTCTTGATAATAAATTACTTTCTCCACCTATGATTAAAGATGTTAGATTTCCACTACCAATACTATTAAATAGTCCGCCAAATATATGATTATTTGTATCGTCTCCACTTACATAATTAGATGGACCAATAATAAAACTTTTATTTGATTCTACAGTTTTTGGATTAACATAAAAATAATACGATCCAGAATTAAAATTGATAATACCACTCGTAAGTTGTTGATATAAACTCGTAGATTCTACAGCTTGAATTAAGAAGCCGCTTAACTCTGGCTGGTCTATCTGTTTAACTCTAATTAAATTTTGTGGCATAAATTTTAGCTATTTATACTATGATATAAAATACTAGCGACATAAGTATCTACAGAGTGTTCTGCTGCAATACTTTCTATCTTAGAAATCATATCTAAATTTTTATCTTTAGGATCTTCAACATATATCAATGTTGAATTATCCCAATTTTCTGGACTTTCATTAGAAACAATAATTTTAGCTATTTCAAATGCTACATCTTTTTGTTGTTTCGATAGTTTTCTAATAGAATGCTTCTCTCTTAGACTAGCTTCTATCTTATCTTGTAGTTTTGAAGCTAAAATAAAATTATTTTTTATCTTTTCTAAATTAAAAAGCGTAGCTTTAGATTGCCTACCTTGTCCAACTGGTGAAATATTTTTTGTTGATTGAGGAATTCCGGTAGAACCAGCTGGTCTACCAGGCTCACCCATTTTTGCTCCACCAATTAGCGGTTGATAAAGCCCTTGATCTTTCAATTCTCTAAATTTTTGTTGAGAAGATATTGAGTCATCTGCAGATGGAAGTCTACCAGTTTCAATAGCAGAGATTCCTTCTTCTGGAGTTAAAACGCCTAGTTCTACAAGTCTTGTATAAACTCTTGAATATTGAATATCATCTTTAAGATCGATATCTTCAAAATATGGGGTTGGATAGTTTTTAAATCCTAATTCTTTGCTTATTCTTCTTATCTCTGGGAATAAGAAATTATTTAAGAATGATTCTCTCGCCTGTTTAAGTCTTTCTACGAAGACTTGAATCTTAATCTTTTCGTTTGCATATTTCTCATTTCCAACTAAAATATTATTTAAACCTATATAAATATCTCTATCTACAATTTCATATTTTTGTGGTCCAAGTAATGCGCCTATATCTGGTATAACAAATTGAGCTTTAGTTGTATAGTCTGCGATAAGAACTCTACCTACGCTTTGATTCTCGAATAAAGATTGCATTGCTTGTAAATTTTTTTGATTAATTCCACCTTTATCTGGATCTGCTCCCATAGTAACTAAAAGTATAGCCTGTTGCGTAGTTCTTGCTACTGCCATATCCATCTTTTTCATCTCAGCTTTCCAATTAATATCTTCTAATACGGGAAATCCCATAGGGACTGCAAATGGTTCGTAGTCTTGCTTTTTATAAAAAACTGCGGAAATTCTTTCTGGGTCTAATGGTAAAATTAAAACTCCTACAGTTTTTTGTTTTATTAATTTTTTTGTTTCTGGCGGTAAACTATTTAATACTTCTAAATCTTCATCTGTTTTAGGATTCTTTAATCTCTCTAGTTCGTAATCACTTATTAATTTATAATATCTTCCTATTGAAAAATTTATACTTCCGCCAATTTGAACATCAGCAGGATTAATGATAATATATCTAGCTGGTAATTTTAAATTAGCTGCTCTAGATATCAATCCAAATGTTTGATAAATTTTATTAATATCTTCCTCTTTAACTTTTGTATCAAATCTATAGATAAATACGTTGCCACTGCGATAATATTCACGGAAAAATTGGTCTTGTAAATCAAATAAATTTATCTTCTTAAAAAGAGCGCTGAAAAAATCTCTACTTTTTTGACTTCCACCTTTAAAATAAATATCGCTGCAAGAAAATTCTGTCATTAAATCAATAGTATTTCTAAATATTGCAAAATTATAGTAAGCTTTCTGACATAGAACTACAGCATCTCTAATATCCATATTAGAGTAATTTGATACGCTAGTCGCATACCTAAATGGTATTAATCCCTCGTCAATATTTTTATACTTATCCGTCCTATTTATTGTCGCAGCTTTATTTCTTCTTAGGGGCGTTTCAGATGAACTTACGCTCGCTTTAGCTTCGTAGGCCGAAGCTGTTGATACCATCAATGGTTCAATTTCATTATTTTTCTTAATTTTTTGCTGTTTTTTATTATTTTTTGACATTTTACTCATAAATATTACACATTATTTGATCATTATTGGTGAAAAAGTGGGTATTTCATTGGATGTTTGAACGCTCATTAAATCATTATAGCATTTTACAGCCCAATTTGCTAACATAAATGCAGAATAATTATCTTTCCTTGCCTTATTAGCAGAGACACTTCTTTTTAAATGTTGAGGTAAATCAAAATTCTGAGTTCCTCTACTGGTAGTAGAATGTTCTACTAATACGCATTGCTTCTTTGTTTGATATATAAAATCATCCTGATTTTCTATAAAATCTAAAATAGTCCAATCTTTCTTATCTTCTACACGCATCAATTCTAGTGGTATATTAAGAGATACAGTCTCATTAAAAGACTTTTCATCAGAGGCGGTTCTACTAGCGAACCATACTCTTTTATAATCTATGCATGCTTGCAGATATTCATTTGCTTTTCTTATAAAGTTGGATGTAAAAACTTGATTAAAGGCTATTCTTTTATCTTCTAAATTGTATTGGTTTTTAACATTCCTAAGCATTAGTTCATAATCCTGTCCTTCTAATTCGGAGTCCATGTTTAACGTCTTAATTTCTATTTTATCCTTTTTAAAAAGCGTTGATTCGTTGCATGATGCTAAAAATGTATCTGCTCCTGCATTATCAGTAATTATAAACACTATATTAAAATTTGTCAATATATAATATAAATAATTAACATGATTTTTTAAATTACCTAAACCTGCGTAGGTATGTACCAGAATACCCTGTTTTTTTTCTTCATCCAACTCCATTACTGCCATAGCGAAATAATCTGCATTTGGGCTATCGCTCATATTAGGGTCTATCCCTAATATATATTTTTTCTTTGGATCTCCCTTCATTAAAGTATGTGGTGCCTCTCCATTTTTC